ACGTCCGAATCCGAACCATACTGAGTTTCTCGTATCTACACCATTCCATGTCTGTGAACTAGCATCCGCGTGGATGTTAGTGTTAGATTCTGCAATGTAATAAGTATCAAATAAGTTATTTACGTTAACTCTAAACGTACTACTGTTTCCGAATAAATCGAATCTGTAAGTTGCTCCTAAATCAGCCAATCCATAAGATGGTAATTTAAGTGCTCCTTGGTTATCAGGATTCGTAAACTCTGAATCAGTAATTGAATAATCAGCATATAATCCATCTACGAATCTATATCCTAAATCAACTGATAGTTTATCACCAAACCTATAATCAGCTTCTATATTAGATGTGAACTGTGCCGCATCTCCTACTTTAGCATCTTTTAGGTATAATGTACCTGTACCGATTGATTGTTGATTATCATCAAATAGTTCTGCTGAAAAATCTTTAGTATATCTCCAATCACCGATTGATAACATACCTTTTAATTTCAATCTATCTGTTGGGTTATAAGAAGTTTCAAGTTCAATACCTTGATGTGATACATCAATGTTTTTAAATTGAGCTGAACCATCTACACCTTGTTGATTAGATAAAGAACGAGTAACAAATCTGTTACCCCAAGAAGTAGAGTATGCATTAATATTAACTTTAAAGTTATTACCAATGAAACCATATCCTAATTCAAATGATTTAATTTCTTCGTTTTGCAAATCACTACTAACAGTATTAGAGTAATTTGGAAATACTGCTCCAAACTGTGGTTGTCTTGAAATCACACCAGCATTAAAGAATACGTTTTGTTTATCATCAATGTTGTAGTTTGCACCACCTTTGATGTATCCACCACTTACATTCTTAGTATCTGATGTTGGGTTATCAGTTTGGTCAAAGTAATCAATTCTTTGAAAAGATTGATTCGATGTTCCAGCTTGTAAAACAGCAGATATAGTTTCGTTGTTATATTCAACTAAACCATTAAATCCTTGCCATCCAACTTTACCTACATTGTAGTAATCAATCTTCGGTCCATTTAAACCAGTATTGTTAAATGGAGAAGCCTCCACTAACGTATTGATTATCTGTCCTCCAGAGTTTTGATTACCTGTTGAGTAATATCCATCTAATCCCATTAGATTATTTACAGTTCTGTAATGATAACCTGTGTAGTTTCTTAAATCTACTCCTAGTGAGTATTTCCAATCACCACTTTCATATTCTAAGTTAGAAATTCCACCAACCCAGTCATGAGAGTTCATAGATGCTCTTCTAATAAGAACTTCTCTATTAACACCATCATCTCTGAATCCATTTGAACCAATTAACTGACCTTCAAATCCACTAATTCCACCACTATATGGGTCTGTTGTAGATTGATTGTTAGCAACAACTGCATCAAAATTAATAGTACCATCAGGATTTCTTGCACCTCTACCATTTTCTAAGTAGTGTTCAGTTAAATCTTTTCTGAATGGTAAAATATCAGATGTAGCATTTCTAAAATTGTTTCCTCTTGGACCTGTTCCTCCACCTCTACCAGCTGAACCATATAATGATGTAGCTAATTTAAGTTTAGAAGTAATATCCCAATCCCAATTCAATGTTGCTAATGGTTTGTTATAGAAGTTTCTTCTCATTGAGAATTCTTGTCCATTTAACGTACCACCATTTGAGTTCCATCGTCTATCGATTCCCTCATCACCAAAGTTTTGGTAATCTCTAATAGAAACCCACACATCTCTTTGATTATGCCATTGTCCAGCACCTAAGAAAGAAAAGTTAACAGAATGGTCTGAATCTTCAGGTGCATATCCTAATGCAAAGAAGTAAGTATAACCCTCACCACTTGTATTATTAATGTACCCATCACCTTGCCACTTAGAAAGTAACACAGATGTTGCCCATCCATTATCATTTAATCCTGTTGATACAGCCGCAGTAGTTTTAGAGTATCCATCGTTACCAAATGCTTGTTTTACTGAAGCTCCTTTTCTTGCTTCAGCAGCTTTTGTAAAGATTGAAACTGTTCCACCTACTGATGGTACGGCTAATCTTGAAGAACCCAATCCTCTTTGTAATTGAATCCCACTCGCAACATCAGATAATCCTTGCCAATTTGACCAGTAAACTCTTCCATTTTCCATATCATTAACAGGTTGTCCGTTAATTAGGAATGAAGTGTTTGTTTGGTCGAATCCTCTTAGAGATATTCTCGAATCACCATAACCACCACCTTGTTTAGTAGCGTAAACTCCAGGAGTTTTATTCATGATTTCAGGAAATTCCATGTTACCAGTTTTTAACTGAATATCCATTGGGGAAATAGTTGATAAAGCAACAGGAGTTTCTCTCACCTTAGCAATATCAATTACACCAGAAGTTATTACAACTTCACCCAATACATTTTGGTCAGCTATTAATTGAATATTATATTCTGATGTTATATCAGATAGTAATAATTCAAAACTTGTATATCCAAGATAGGATATAACCAAAGTGTCACCACTTTTTGCATCGATACTAAAAGTTCCATCAAACCCTGTAACTACTCCTACTGATGTTCCATCAATAAGAATTGTTGCACCTGGTAAGGTTTCACTTGTGTTAGCATCTAAAACTTTTCCACTAACTTGTGCAAAAGTTGTAATACTCATTAAGAGCATTAATCCAACTAATAATAGTTTTCTCATAATTTTAATTTTTGTTAATTTATGTTATTTTGTACTCGGCATCTTTATAATAAATGTGGTTTAGCTTCATTAATACCCGAATTAGTAACTTGTACATAAGATGGATTAAAATCTTTCAATGATTGAGCACCTCCATAAGAAAGTGCGGATTTTACTCCATCAATTAATCCATTCACTATGAACTTAACTCCACCCTTGTAAGGAATGGTTGTAGATTCGCCCTCTACATTTCTAGCCGTTTGGCCATGTGTTACTTTCGTTTCTAATGATGCAGAACCTCTATATCTTTTATAAAGACCTTTTTGAGTTTCAACAATCTGACCTGGTGCTTCATCAGTACCAGCGATTAATGAACCCAGCATTACAGAACTCGCTCCAATTGCAAGAGCTTTTGATATATCACCACTTGAACGAATACCCCCATCAGCCATAACGGGTGTTTTTGCTACTGAAGTGATATCTTCCAAACAACTTACATTCGGTACTCCGAATCCTGTTCTAATCCTTGTTGTACAAAGTGAACCTCCACCGATACCAACTCGCAATCCATCAGCTCCCCAAGATTCTAATTCTTGAGCTGCTTCTTTCGTAGCAATGTTACCAGCAATTATATCCACCCTCTCATCAAGGTTTGATTTACACCATTCCAACATTTTTTCAACGTTTTCATGATGTCCATGAGCCACATCAATAAGGATAATGTTACAACCATTATCTACTAAAGATTTAGCTCGTGCTTTATCATCTTCACTTACTCCGATTGCAGCCATAATTGGCACATGAGAAATTTCTGAATGCCAATTATCTAACATGACTCCCCATGCTTCAAATTGGTTTCCCCATTCTTCTGAGTAAATTCTATGATTAAGTTCTTTGATTATTTCGGATTGTTCTTCTATTGAATTGAAACGATGGATACAACCCACTCCACCGAGTAAAAATATCTTGTAGGCCATTTCTAATCCACAAACTGTATCCATCGGAGATGCTACAATTGGATTTAAAATACCATACCTACGAGATACAAGTGTTTTTAAGTTAATTAGAGTACGAGTAGGGATATTAGAGTACTTAGGTACTAACTGAATATCATCGTATGTTAGAGAGTTTCTCATCTAATGAAACCGATTAACTCGTGTTCATGGAAAATTAGAAGTTCTTCACCATCTATCTTAATAGTATCAGTTGATTCATTCTTTTTATAAAGAACATTATCACCAACTTGTAGAGTAGAAGGAATACGAGAACCTGCTTGTGAAAAGATACCTGTTCCAATCTCTACAACTTCTCCATATACTTTTTGTCCTCTATTAATGGAATCTGTAAGGATTAATCCTCCTTTACTTTTCTTTTCTTCAGTTTTAGAATCTGGTCTTACCAAAACTCTATCACCTAATGGTTTAAAATTACTCATCTTTTTTTTTATTTAAATTGTTTGTGTTTGTTGAATAGAATGTTATTCTATCTGAAGTTGCGATTCCCTCTACAAAATAAGAATTATTTTGATAATCAGAGAAATCTATGAAATATGTTTCGCTCATAACTTGTTATTTTTTGTGAAATACAAACATTGGTTCGAATTTATAAGATTTACCTTCATATTCTACTGCATTTTTAATTCCACTCTTAGAAGGGTCTAACCCAACCATTCGTGTCATTAACATTTTTAGTTTTCCTTTATACTCACACCCAAGTTTTTCAAGTATATCAATTGAATCTTGCTCTAATGGATAATAAGTACTTTCTCCAATTTTGATATCTGCAATGTTCCAAACGATATATCTATCGTTTTTTAGATACTCATAAATAGTTGTTAAAGTAGGTTTAAGAAAATTATCTCTCCAATCTTCATACTCTCCATATGCTTTAAAAGATTGATTCTCATCTTGAGAATATTGTTCTCTATTAAAGTAAGGTGGTGATGTAAAAGAGAAATCTAATTTACCTTTATACTTTTGAAACTTAGGATTGTTTTTAATTAATTCAGAACCATCTTGAAATAGTTCGAATGTATTACCTTGTGGTTTTACATCAAAGAATGATGTAAGTTTATCTGAATAATTATCTACACAATTCTTATTATAGAAATCTGCAACATATTCGTAGCGAGATTTACCCAATTCAGGTAAATAATTATCTGGATTAGGGTCTGTACCAACGTAATGGATATCTTTACGAGAACTCATTGCTCCAAGTATTCTACCACCCCATCCACTTGATGAATCATATACAACAAATGGTTCTGTTTGGTCAATATGATTTGTGTAGTGTTCATATAACCATTTAGCAGTTAGTGCTGGATAATTTACGGCTGGTTGTCCACAGCTTAATCTGAATACTTGTAATATCTTAGGAAAGATACCTGAATCCTTTTCATACCAACGTATTTGATATGCATAATTTTGTGTAGTACCTGCTTCAGATGTCCAAGAAGATTCTATTCTATCTATATTAGATAATTGAGTACCTGATAAGAATCCATCATCTTTTAATTGTTGAACTTGTTCAGCCTTCAAATAAAGATTTTTAGTACCAATATATTCTTGATTAAATGTACCATAGTTTTCAAGAGTTCGTGTATTTACTTTTGAAATCCATATAGCAAGATTGGAATACTTTCCATTAAATATCTTTTCGTTATGTACATCTTTAATAAAATCAATAGCACCTTGGCCATTCCAAAATGGATTCTCATCTTTCTTATCAACAATTGAACGAGACCATGAATACATAGAATCTCTCTTAACCGCTCGTTTCATTATATGAACAAACTTATCTTCCATTGATGGGTCTGAGAAATGGTCATATATAGATAACCCATTTTCAGCTGATTTACCTGTTGATATCTTAGTTTTTAACATTGTAGGAAAAAACTGATTTACAACTGATGCATCTTTATTAAAGTTTTTAATAATACCCAATGATTCATCATCACCACTTAAATCTTTCTCCCAATAATCTGCAGGATTAGATTTAAGTTTCTTAAACTTTTCTATTATACCATCTTCATCTCTACCAATTACTGGTGGAGTTCCTCTTTCATCCCATTGTGCAGTAACCTCTTTACGCAGTAAACGAGCCCAATCACTAAACTCACCATCAGTCATTTCAAGTAACTGATGATAAGTAGTGTTAGATTTAAACTCGGAAAACTTACTTCTTTCGTAAAAGTGCTTCTTACTCATTTAAGATTGAATTTCTACAAGATAGTAATTTGATTCATAATTATCAATTGAAAAAGAAATGTGTGCCAATCCTTGAGATGAAATCTGTAAGGTTGCATCAGTAGCTTCTTTATTAGCTACAAGAATTTCTTTTAAGTATGTTGCTGAGAAAGAGATTGGTTTTACATCATTTTCACAAGTACAATCAACATCGATGTTAATTCTGTTTGTGTTAATGTTTGAATAACCTAAAACTATTGTTCCTTTGTTGTTTTTACAAGTAAATGTAAAATTATTCTCATCTTGTAAAGCACCTTTGGCTTTGATAAACTTATTGATGAAGTTTGTATCTAATTTAATTTCCACATTGAATGGTGGTAATTGTTTCAAGTCTGGTACATTAGGGATAACTGATAAATCAGCTAACATATAATTTACGTTTGTTGAACCATCTTTAAATTTTAAAGATACTGGTTTCCCATCAATATCATTGATTGAGAAATCTACATCGTTACCAAGAACCGATAACATTTTTGTTAGCTTAGTTGTATCATATACACCAAACTCAGAATCCAAACCTTCGAATTCTTTCATAGTTACACTTCCTAAAACTGATTTATCATCAGAGATGAAAGAAGTAGTTAGAGAACCTTCTTTAGATTCCCACTTTACAGATTCTACTAAACCTGCTAGATTGTATTTAGATACAAATCTATTTAATGATTGTTTTTCCATTGTTTATTGACTTAATTATAATTTATTATTTGTACAAATATACGAAATTTATTTGATACTACCAAACTTTTTCGTATTTATTTTACATTCCAGGTATTTGCATCGCTGGAAATTGTGGTTTATCTTCTGGTTTATCCACTACCATACATTCGGTTGTTAAAATCATACCCGCAACAGATGCTGCATTTTCAATTGCAGTTCTTGTTACTTTCTTAGGGTCAATGATACCTGCTTCAAACATATCTACAAATTGTTCATTCTTAGCATCATATCCACCACCATTTAGTTTTATATACTCAACAACAGTTCCTTCAGTTACACCACAGTTTTTAAGAATCTGTGATATTGGTGAAGCTAATGAAGTTCGAATGATATCAAATCCTTTTTGAAATGAATCGGATTCATCTTCAGGTGAATCTCCAAGAGTATCTTGAATTTTTAATAGTGCAATTCCCCCACCTTCAACAATACCTTCTTCGATACCAGCTCGTGTGGCATGAAGTGCATCATCTACTCTATCTTTCTTTTCTTTCATTTCAACCTCAGAACCAGCACCTATATAAAGTACTGCAACTCCACCACTTAGTTTTGCTAAACGTTCTTGAAGTTTTTCTTTATCGTAATCTGAATCAGTAGTTTCTATTTGTGATTTTATTTGTTCTATTCTTGTTTTGATATCATCAGAGTTACCTGCACCATTTACAATAGTTGTATTATCTTTACCAATTGTAACTTTTTCTGCAGTTCCTAACATATCTAAGGTAGTTTCTTCAATAGACATTCCAAGTTCTTTTGAAATATATTGAGCTCCTGTTAATACTGAGATATCATTCATCATTTCTTTCTTTCTATCTCCAAATGCAGGTGATTTAACCGCACATACTTTAAGATTACCTCTTAACTTATTCACTACAAGTGTTCCAAGGAGTTCTCCCTCTACATCATCTGCAATAATAAGAAGTGGTTTGTTTTGACCAGATATACCTTCTAATAGAGTAAGAATATCATTCATGTTAGATAATCTACCATCATATAGTAAAATATATGGGTCTTCTAAATCAGCAACCATTTTCTCTGTATTAGTTACAAAATGAGCTGATAAGAACCCTTTATCAAATTGCATTCCTTCTACAAGTTCCATAGAAGTTTGAATACCTTTAGATTCTTCAACTGTAATTACACCATCAGTTCCAACCTTTTGGAATGCATCTGCTATAAGTTCACCAATTATAGTATCGTTATTTGCTGATATTGTAGCAATCTGTTTAATCTTATCATGGTCAGAACCTACAACAATTGCTTGTTTACCAAGTTCTTCACTTACAATACCAACCGCTCTTTCGATTCCTTTTTTAAGTTCCATTGGATTTGAACCATTTTCAACTGCCTCGAATCCTAATCTTGCTATCTCTTGAGCAAGAACAGTTGCCGTAGTTGTTCCATCACCAGCTTCATCAGCTGTTTTAGAAGCAACTTCTTTAACTAATTGAGCTCCCATGTTTTCAAACACATCTTCTAACTCAATTTCTTTTGCAACCGATACACCATCTTTTGTAATATGTGGTTGTCCATGTTTTTTCTGTAAAAGAACATTTCTACCTTTCGGTCCTAATGTAACCTTTACTGCATCTGCAAGTACATCCAATCCATTCTTCAAGGATTCTCTTGCTTGTACATCAAACTTTAATTGTTTTGCCATAACTTTATTTATTATTTCTATTCATTATCAAATTTGTTAATTCTTTTGATTCCTTTGTATCTAATATTCCATATTTGATAACATCATTTGCCAATTGTTTTACATCGATTGATTCGATTGTTTCTTTTGCCATAACTTTACTTTTTATTTTTATTTAATTCTTATATTATAGTTCACTTATTATACCACTTTACTTAAACATGACAAATTGTCATGGGTTGTCATTAGTCTCTTAAATAAATTCTCGCATCATCACCACCAAGTGGTTCTAACTTTTCAATTTTATAAACAGCATCAAAAGAATCAACTATATATTGAAATACTTCTTCTTTAGTAATAAAATCATCAGAATGAACTAAATCTATTAGGTGATTTACTCTTTTATCAACTTCTATAAGATGTTCTAAATAAATTCCTTTTGGTTTTTTACTATATGATTCAATTATATCCAAATTTGTTTTTTTGAACGCCTCCTTTGAAGTTGGTGCTGGTAACTTTTTATCACATTGCCTTAAACTCTTGTTTAACGGTAATTTGGGAATCTTCAGGCCCTTTTTATGAGCCTGAAGTAATACCCAAATAGTATCATCAAATGTTATCATAAACCTCAGATGGTGATATAAGTGTTGTTTCATCTTCACCTTTAATCTGTGGAAGAAACCCGATAATATCAAAAGGAAACGTATGAACACCAATATGTTCAAGTCCCTTCTTTATTTCATCAAGCTGTAACAAAGTCTTATTTCTCTGATTCCAAATACTCTTAGAACCCTTTGGTTTATCGATGTGGATAACAAAATATGTCTTTTTACCGAACTCATTAAAGTTAGTAATAGAATCCACAATCTTTCTCTTCAAGTAATCAGGTGAAAAGTGAGTACCAATCATATCAAGATTGGGTTTAGTAGAATCTGGAAAATGTATCCTATCTTTATTAGATACACCACCTACATTAACTATATTAAGATTATTATAACATACATTGTTAAAAACATACTTTCCTGTATATACAGGAGAAAAAGTTTGTGTGATAACATCACCATTCCATGTCCAATAACCATCTGTATGTCCAAGAAGTGATTTAACTAATCCTCGAATCTTACCAACCTTAGTATCACCTGGATTGTTTTCTCTAATCTTAATTTCTCTATCAATAAGAGTATCATTAAGGTTAAACTGATTTACATTATCAAGTAAACCTTGACTAATATCAGATGCTATTAAATTAGCAATTTCCTTAATAGTAATCCCCAGCTGAGGTAAGTGGGTAGTATTCTCTTGGGTTTGCATCCTTGAAATAGTAAGTTCTTGTTTTACGTTGCTATTAAAAGTAGCTACAGTAAATGGTCCTTCTAAGTAAGAATTTAGTATCCAAGCTTCTCCTCTATGGCCTCCGATTATAACAATATAATTCGTACCATATTTAGCCTTCTCTTGTGGAGTGGCAAGTCGAACAACCGGAGCTGGTTGTTCTTTAATAAAATCATTATCTTTAAACGATAAAGATAATTTTAAGATGTGACCTTGATTTTTGTATTTACGAATGGCATTTCCTGTTAGTGCATCACTTGCAGTTGGGATATAGATGTCATCTAAAGGAATAACCTTATTTTCTAACTTCTTAATCCCAACCATAGTTTCGTCACTAAATTTGGATTGTCCTACTTCGTCTAACACAAACCAATTGTCCACCTTGTGGGCTATGTTTGTTTTCATAGATTAAATAGTGTGGAATAATTATTGATTGAACTAAAAATAGGGATTCCATCTTTAAACCTATTTTTAATTTTTTTATATTACTTCGTAAATATACGAAAATTATTTCAATTGGCCAAGCCTTTTCTTAATTATTTTCCTACATTCCAAAATAATGCTCCTTTCGAAGCATGTTCTTTTATAAATTCCCAAGCTTTACTATCGTAAGTAAGTGAACTTGGAAATGGAGGTCTTTCTACTTCTTTACATTCTTGATTGAATTGATATTTCGATAAAAATGTTTCAGCTCTACCTCTTTCTCTTTTTGTTGTGTTATGTCCTATTCTAACTCCATATACTTTGGCATCTGGAAATGCTCTCTGTAATCCTCTCGATAGTACTCCACTACTCATTACAGTCCAAATCTCTTTAGGTGGTTCTATATCAAGTGAGAGAGCGGTATCTCTCATTGCGTTTATTATTATATCATCATCTCCACCAAATGGAATAAGTCTACTTCCTGGATGAGTTCCTACATATTCTTTAGCCCTAGCCTGAATAACATTTAGGTATCCCATTTCACATTCTATAATATTACAACCCAACTTTATTGATTCAGTTGTTAACCAATTATGTTCTCCTGCAGGTACAGTTACAGTTGCCTTCTTACCCAAATCATGACAAGCATATGCCAATGATAATTGTGCATATCCTTCTCGTGGAGAGGCATAAACCCACTCTTTTACATCAGGAAATGATTCAACGAATACATTAAATGCCCTACGTTTAGTACCACCATCTAATAAATCATCTCTAACTACCTTGATACCATCATGTTCTATGATGATTGGTTTTGGTAATATGATTGAAGATTTTCCAATTGATTTTGGTAAATTAAAAAATTCTAAGTTTTTCAAATGTGTGTCCAAGTTATTTTTTTGATAATCTGCTCTACGTTCCACTTACTTACTTTGAAGTTTCTTGCAATAACATTACTAGAGAATCCTTGGTTAGCAAGTTCTCTAATCTGTATTACTTGTTCGGTGGTTAGTTTAGATTGAGGATGTGATTCACCTCTCAGTCTATTACTAAAGAACCAAAGTTCATCTATATTCATATATTATTTTCGTTGTGCATCTCTTTCAATCAAAGTACTCATGTGGTCTGCAAAGTGCAGTACATGACCTATATTACTTCGTTGAGCCTTTTTTATATCAAAGGTCTTTAAGTATTTCATATTATCTTCATCATAAATACCATCAGTAAGTTTAATTCCAAAGAATTCTTTTTCTGAATATTTGATATCGTATTGAGATAATAAATAAAATGTTCTATCAGTATGTGTCATATAACTGATTTCATCATTCCAAGTATAAACATCACCTCTGTTTTTTCGGTGCCATTCTGATTCTTGGATTTTATAACCCATATTTCCTCTTTCACCAAGTTTACCTAAATCATGATGAAATGCTGAAAATAATAATTCTTCTTGGGTGAAATCAACTATACCACCTGCTTCTTGATAAAGTTTCATCATACGAAGTGAATTTCTTGCTACGTTCATAACGTGGTCTAAGTATCCACCCTCATAAGCATTGTGATAATTTACATTTCCACTCGCTGGTGATAACATTAGGTTTGGACCTAATTCATCCATTGAGTACATATGGAGTATTTTTTCTAATCGCTCTCCATCAAACGATTTTTTAAGTGCCTCGATAAACTTATTGTAGTTCTCTTCGAGTTGAACTTCATTGTAACGATTCATTGTAACTGATTTTATGTTTTAATATACTATTTTTAATCTACTCTCTCAATTTCACACTTTATTTCACACATATTTGAAAACATAGGATGTGTTATTGAGAAATTCATTGCGGCCTTTAATCCATTGGATAGGCCGTAGTTTTTATCTACAAAATAAACTTTTGTAGTTCCATCTTGACTTGATAGTTGTTTACTCACTTTTTTAGGGACTTGGGGAATACCAACTATCGGTTTATCTACTTCCTCGTCCTTCATAAATACTTTAATGCTTGCCGCCATACTATTATTTAATTGTTATACAAATATACGAAAAATAAATGATATATCCAAATATTTTATGATAAATTTTCATTTAGAGCATTCGTGTAAGCTAATTCTGATTGTACACCAACCATTCTTTGTACTTCTTTACCATCTTTTTCGATGATTACAGTAGGTACTGACCTTACATGATATTTCTGTGCTATTTCAAATTGTGAATCAATATCAACATTTTGAAAACTAACACTTGAAAATTTAGTTTTAACGTTTTCCATTAAAGGTGTTAGAACCTTACAAGGCCCACACCATTCTGCATAAAATTTCTTTACTTCTATCATTTTAATTTCTCCTATTAATTAATTAATTATTATCCATCACACGCAACACAATCGGGGTCAACCGCTCTTGTTGCTATATCACCTCTAAGAACTGATTCAGTTCTCATATAGTACAATGTTTTAATTCCTTGTTTCCAAGCTTCCATTGTTACTTGATTAATCCACTTCGGTGATGCTATCGAAGGGAATGCTAAATTTAATGAAACTCCTTGGTCAATATACTGTTGTCTAATACCAGCTTGTTTAACCAAATCCATTTGATTTATTTCTTTAAATGTTCTGAAAACATCTTTAACAGGATATGTTTTTTCTCTATCTCCATTAACTATATCTGCACAAAGTACCATTTTACGTTCTAAGTAACACCACTTATCTAATTCAGATAAATCTTGTACAGAACCACCATCTTCCATTATCTTATCCCAAGTTTCTTTGTTATTAACACCTGCTTTTCTTAAAACCTTTACTAACTCAGTATTTTTTCTAATGAACGTTCCTTTTGCAGTTTGTTCAGTAAATACATTTGCTGCCCAAGGTTCAATACCAGCAGATACGTTTCCAGCTAATTTAGAGTTACTAACTGTTGGAGCAACTGCTCTTAAGTGAGTATTTCTAAATCCACTTTCTCTACACGATA